ACTCGCACTCATAGCTCAGTGGTAGAGCGCAAGCTTAGTAAGCTTGAGGCCAGGGGTTCGAAACCCCTTGAGTGCAAATTCACATCATGAATAAGAAGTTCGTTTTTCTTTTTCATGACGTAAATTAGGATGTTCTTGTGTATCGCAGAATTTCTACTGAAGCTCGTATATAAAGAGAGGATAAAGAGGGGGGAGTCACCCCGAGGTTCATCATATAACATAAAGATTATGGACAAGACTAAAATATAATGACCCTCGGAATCAAGAAACTTTCCTTCGATGCTCTTCTACCTACTCGTGGCTCCATTAGTTCTGTGGGTTACGATCTGTATAGCAATTGTGATGGTGTTATACCAACATCGGAGAGGATGCTTGTCTCAACGGGAATTTCAGTGGTACTCCCCAATGGTGTCTATGGGCGGGTCGCACCTCGTTCGGGACTCGCGGTCAAACACGGTATCCAGGTGGGGGCTGGGGTCATCGACCCAGACTATACGGGAGAGGTCAAAGTCGTTCTCTTCAATCATGGAGAAAAGGACTTTGAGGTAAAGAAGGGTGACCGCATCGCACAGCTTGTTCTCGAGAAGTGTGAGACGCCCCTAATCGAAGAGATTAGTATCGTCGAAGATACGGAGAGGGGCTCTGGTGGTTTTGGGTCAACGGGAAAGTGAGAGGAATAACACTAGGATAAGTAGTATACAACTGCAACCGATACCAATATACACCAGGTATCCATTTTCCTCCTCTTCTTCGGAAGAATCTGGTGAAGGACCTGTAGAGGGACCTGGGGCGGGACCCACACCTGGTTCAAAACAATTATCATCTGTCACGAACTCTTCCTTTTCTTCTTCGGTGCAGTCATCTGGGTTTACGCATAAATTACAACTCTCACCCTCCTTACATTTGCAGCATTGCTCGAGTGAATCTAGAGGAAAACTGACATTATCTGATGGTGCCATATATCCTGATGAACATCTATCATCGCTCACTGGCTGACAACCTTCTGGAATAATTTCAACACCTTTTATACTTCCATCATCTTGTGGGACGTCAATATCACCTATAGCACAATCCATATGAAAAGGACACCCTTGGTCATTGTCATGTAGAGTTTGGCCTTATTGACGTCGGGGTAGGACAGGGAATGACAGCTCCCTTCCTAATAAGATGTGCACGCATGAGACGGGCGTCACCATGGTCAGTGTAATATTGAACACCTTTCTGACCGAAATCTAGAGCTCTTTTACTTGGGAGAATAACACGATACTTGTGGGTCACAGATGGGCTAGGCTTAAGAACGACGTGCATTGTACTTGTAACTAAGAAATAGAATGTATGAATACATCGCATCGGGTAATATACCTGTTCGAGTCGGTCAGACCGCAAAGGAGAATGACTACCTCACGACCACGAGTGACCCTAAACACTGGTGGATGCATGCGAGTGGGTACCCAGGTGCCCATATCATTGTGTGCTACGAGGGTGAACAACTTCCTAAGGATGTGAAGAGGGATGCCGCTGTATTAGCTGTACATCACAGTAAGACACCAGAGTCAAAGATGTCTTGGGTAGACCTAGTAAGAGTCGAAAATGTCTCTTCCCTGAAGCACCACGGACAGGTAACACTTCAGGGTAAAGTTGACCAACTCACCATTTTCATGAGGAAGGAAAAGGAACGTTTGGAAAGAATTTTAAATACAAGAATCATTTAGTATTAACTTTGACGTGATCCATCTCGAAGCAGCATTGGGCATGACCATCGTAAGTTCTCTTACACGCTTTACAGTAATAAAGGGTAGGTGCGTCCATAGTATAAATGAGCAAGAAAACTGCTGATGTGTCCACTCGTCTCACTCCTATTGAGTTTGCTAAGCGTTCAATGGATACCCGTATTGCCGTGATGGAGGAGGCACTTAAGGGTGAAAATGTTCGATACAAGTCTAACTGTGACTCGGATACGTTCAAGGATTTCCTTGAGGACCGACTCATAATTTGGGAGGGGGAGAAGGATAAGACCTTCCATGGGAAGGGAATGTACGAAAAGACGAAAACTTTGATTGACAACTGGAACTAACATAACTTTCTCTGTGCTTGAATTTTCCTGGCTTCATCCCAGCGACCAGACTGTTGAATCAACAGTATCGTATTTGATTTCATTCTCGAGAGGGATTTACCTTCTCGCAAGTTCTTGAATGCGTTCTCCACTGTTTTGTTACTTATACCAGCGCGGCGAACCTTGTATCGACGAGTTTCATTTTCCGCCGCGACTATACGTTTCTCCGCTTCAACAACCCTTTCCTGTAGACTGGATATGATAAGTTTTTGCTTTTTCACTTTCATATCTTCGCCCCGACTACGAAGTTCGTCACGTTCCTTCTCGAGTGTCCTGATTATAGTTTTCTGTTTCCTGATTTTAGCATTTTTCTTCTTGACGACCTTGTCTATTTCTGGTCCAAGGTCGATAACAAACCTGGAGGCTTTACGGGGTCGTGAGGAAGATTTTACCTTACCGAAAGCGACACCAGCCATACCATTCTTCACACGGAGAATGTTATAGTTGACCGCATAGACGCGGTGAAGCTGGTTACCACCCGAGGGGTTGGTGACGCTGAGCTTGGCGTTATCGATACGAGAGAAGTTAAGGGACCCGGTGGGTTGCATCTTGCTCATAGTCAGACAGAAAGGCCACGAATAGGTGGGGACATTGTCAATGGCAACATCGGGAAGGTCGGTGCAGTGCATTTCAGCAACTACGTCGTGGTGATAGATATGGGATGTGTTTTCGAAGAGAGGAGTACCATTGATGTACAAAGTGGAGGTGTCAAATTTGTACTCGTCCGTGTAATCAGAATCAGTCGCCTTACCAGACACGAGGTGAAGAGACTTCACCGGGTGATTGAAATAAGTAAGGTCAAACTCTGTGTCGGTATTCGACGCTGGCTGGTATTGAGTTTGAGTGATGAGGAGCTCGTGCTCGTTTTCTGTGAAGAACTTACGCTCATCGGTGTCAAGGTACACATAGTTGCCGTAGACCTTGGGGGTACCATTGGGGGTGTAACCATCACGGCACTTCATACGAATTTCGACATCGTGATACTGGAGTGCCACGAGGGGGAGACACTTCGTCCAGTCCTCACCAAAGAAGAAAGGAATCATGTAGTAGTTCCCGGAATGGTTACCCTTACGGGTATTGGTGGTGACTGCGAAACTAGCCTTAGCACAAGAATCCCTCATGAGAGTATTGTGAACGCTTTGAATGTAGAGGGAGTCAAGCTGAGAAACCTTCTGACCACCAATCCAAAGAGCAAACTCGGTAGGAGAGGAAGCGTTTTGGGAGAAGAGACCATCAGTATTGGTTGCGACATTAGAGATGTTAGTGTCCTCAATCCAGATGTAACTCATGAGATCACCCTTGGAACGAATGGGAATGGTAACTTCGTTGTTCGCACCGAAAGTTCCGATGTAGTCCAGGCGCTCAGGCTTCATGGCGAAGTTGGTATAGCGTTTGTAATTCTGACGGAAGAAGCTGACCTGGGGACCTGGGCACCCACCGACACGAGCTCAATTAAAGCGGCAGACATTTATTAATAAATGATATTAAAATTTTCGCTCAATATAAACATATGGTGGTGTTCCAAGCTCTCACATGGGAGGCGAGGGATACAGACGAAGAACACTTGATTAGCATTTTCGGGAAGACTGAGGATGGTAAATCTGTATGTGTCACAACAACATTTGACCCCTACTTTTTTGTAAAACTTCCACGTGGAACAACTCAACAAGATGTCAAGATTCTGTTTAACGAACTGAACCGTCTTCGAGATAATTCTGTGACGAGCTACAGTCTGACGAGACAAAAGGATGTATGGGGATTTCAGAACAACGAGGAGTTTAACTACATGCATCTAAACTTCAAGACCCTTGAGGCTAGACGTAAGATAAACTCACTCTTCATGTACAACAATGAATTCAAAAAGTATCACGTTTATGAATCAAATCTCGACCCCGTCCTGAGGCTCATGCACCGAACAGGGATTCAGTCCACTGGGTGGTTGGATACGGGTTCGAGTTGTATACGATCTCACCTTGCCAAGGTTGACATTGACCTGTGGTGTAACGATTGGACTACCCTAAAACCTGTGTCTCGAGATGATATTGCACCATTCGTTGTAGCCTCTGTGGATATTGAGTGTAATAGCTCGACTGGTAAATTCCCCGATGCTAACATTCCTGGTGATGCATGTTTCCAAATTGCAGTGTCACTCTGTACTTTCGGAAATGATGAACCGTATGAGAAGGTTTGTCTATGCTACAAAAAGACAGAGGGTCCCGATGTCATAAGCTTTGATACAGAGAGGGAGATGCTTCTGGCATTCAAGGATTACCTTCACGACAAGGACATCGACATCATCACGGGTTGGAACATCTTCGGTTTTGACCTTGATTACATATACAAGCGTGCAGCTATGACTGGATGTGGTATGGGGTTCTATCAGATGGGTAAGCTTCATGATACAGAGTCACACCTACTTCAGAAGAAGCTGAGCTCGAGTGCTTTGGGTGACAACTTCCTGAAACTTTTACCGATGCCTGGGAGATTCATTTTCGATTTGTTTCATGAGGTGAAGAAGGGGTACAAGTTGGATTCCTACAAACTCAACGAAGTTTCGAAGCTGTACCTAGGTGACCAGAAGATTGATATGTCCCCAAAGGAAATGTTTGCACGGTACAAAGACGGTGACCCGAAAAAATTAGGTGAAGTTGCAGAGTATTGTATCAAGGATACACTCCTCCCCCACAGACTCGTTAAAAAATTGTGTACCCTATTGAACCTCCTGGAGATGGCGAAGGCGACTTGGGTACCCCTTTGTTTCCTGGTGGAGCGTGGGCAACAGATTAAGGTATTCAGTCAGCTTACGAAGAAGGCGAGGGAACTTGGATACATGGTACCGACCATCAAGTATGGTTCGTTACCAGAAGAACCTTACGAAGGTGCAACCGTCCTAGAGGCACAAAAGGGTGCCTACTATACACCAATTACAGCTCTAGATTTCGAAGCACTGTATCCATCAATCATGACAGCTCACAATCTCTGCTACTCCACCCTAGTGATGGATGAGAGGAGGTATGGTAATATCCCAGGTGTCGAATATGAGACGTTCACTGTTGGTGACCGCACATATAAGTTTGCTCAAAACGTATCAAGTCTTCTTCCAAGTATTCTCATAGAGCTTAAACAGTTTCGCAAAAAGGCGAAGAAAGATATGGCGGCTGCGACTGGTGCTATGAAGGAGGTGTATAATGGTAAGCAGTTGGCGTACAAAATATCGATGAACTCCGTATATGGTTTCACGGGTGCTGGTAAGGGTATTCTACCCTGTGTACCCATAGCATCGACTACAACGTGTAAGGGTCGTGCGATGATTGAAGATACGAAAAACTATGTCGAAAAGCACTTTCCCGGAGCCAAGGTGAGGTACGGTGATACGGATTCAGTGATGGTTGAGTTTGATGTGGGTGGCCGTACAGGGGAAGAGGCTGTGAAGTATAGTTGGGAAATTGGTGAAAGGGCGGCTGAAGAGTGTAGCGCTCTCTTCAAGAAACCAAATAACTTGGAACTCGAGAAGGTCTACTGGCCATATTTCTTGTACTCAAAGAAGCGTTACGCCGCCAAGTTGTGGACGAAAGGGAAGGATGAACAAATGCACATGGATTACATAGACATCAAGGGTCTTCAAGTTGTTCGTCGAGACAATACACCACACGTGAGGGAGGTTTGTAAAGAACTCCTCGATGTTGTGTTGACGTCAAACGATACAGGTCCACCGAAGGAGTTGGCGCGGAAACGTGCAAATGAACTTTTGAATGGTGTGATATCCAATGACAAGCTTGTACTGAGTCAGTCTCTTTCAGATTCTTATAAGGTTGGGGGAAACTCGGTATCTATCACAAGTCCCCAGAGTTCCCAAATTAACCAGGCACATGTTCAGGTTGTTAACAAGATGCGTGAAAGGAGGCCAGGTTCCGAGCCACAATCTGGAGACCGCGTCCCGTACCTACTCGTAAAAACAGATAACCCTAGAGCGAAAGCGTTTGAAAAGTCTGAAGATCCCAAGTATGTTGAGGAGAATGGGGTTCCCATCGACTACCACTACTACTTCGTGAACAAGTTCCTGAATCCTGTATGTGACCTACTCGACCCGTTATATGATAACACGAAGCAAGAGATTTTCGGTGAAATCATAGAGTCCCACAAGCCACCCCCTAAGAAGCGTGAACCCGCTTTGAGTACCATGAAAAAAGAACAACTCGTTGAGGAGTGTAAAAAACAAGGTCTCGACGACACTGGGAAAGTTGCCGACCTTCGGGAGCGCCTTAAGCAGAAAAGACAAAAAGAGAATTCAGTTGAAGACTTATTTAAAAACTACGAGCAAAGTATGAATAAGTCATGATTTCGAAGGACAAGATTTCGAAAATCGTCGCTGATAGTGTGAAGAAACTGGTTATCGAAGAACTTCCAGGTCGTATCGAGGATGCTATCAACGAACACATGTACGAGATGGTTGAGGATGAGGTCTCCAAGTACACTGAGTACAAACTCAGTATGACCCTGGAAAATGTTTCGAAAACCCATGGTATACCCCTAGACCTTCTCTTACGGGATGTACCCGACACGAATAGGTCAGGTGGTTGTAAGGGTACGAAGACGACGGTAGAGGGGACAAAGAGATGTTCGTTTAGGGCTGTACATGACGGATACTGTCGGTACCATAAAGCCCAGGGAGAACGTATCAAGAGGCGTCACCTCCCAAGCAAAAATCTCCATAATCATGGACCAGAACAAATGTACGTCTCTGGATGTCCAGGGTGTGAAAAATCGAACAGTTTTCTTGATTTGAGTAAACTCATGTGTGAAGAAATACAAAAAGGCTTATAGAAATAGGGCGAAGTATTTGTAATGAGTAAATCGGGTATCCTACTAAATTCGATAAACGGCTTCTATGACGTTGAAAAAAACCGAACTAAATTACTGACCATATTGGATAAGTCAAGTGGAATCTCACTTCGAAACCTGGAATGGTTCATCACAAACTATGCCAAAAGAAACAATACATCATATAAAACAACCGATGGTAAACTCTTTACTGTACACTGTGCATACAAGTCGAGCTTGGATGGATACAGTAAGAAACTCTTTGACCCTTTCTGTAGGTCTGAGAAGTTTGCATACACAATTCCCGGGACATCTCATGAAATCCATACAACTCTAGCGCAGTTGAATTTCATCAAATGGTGTATCAAGAATAACATTATTGATTATATCGCATCAAACAAAACAGCCTTGTTTAATAAATAATTCGAGCTTCTCCATTCCTGATTATCATCATATTGTAACTCTTTGCTATGATTATAACCTGCTTGGGGAAGTAAATTGGTTCAATACCAAAAACTGGGATGTAATTGTCATCAAAATCGAACGTCCCGTGTCCTCCATCATATTCAAGTTCCACAGTGACCCTCGCATCCTTTATAGTACTGAAATTGAGATGACCCGATGGCCTCAACTCATCTGGGTACAACGCGAAGCTATACATGTTGATGTTACGAAAGTTGGGAGAGCGTTTATGGTATAAGTTTGGTAAAGATGCAGACAAGAACATATTTGAACCAGTTGTCTTGTCTAGAATCTGTACACCATCACACTCCAGTGTAGTTGTTTTCTGTTTCGAGTACATTAAAGGTACATTCTTCTTAGCTCGAACCCACTTGTTAAATATAGATTTAGGATAAGCAACCGTGAGCTGTGTGATTAGTAACTTGAGGTTGTTATTCCTAGAGTCTGATAATGATGTGGTGTTTACATATAGTTTTAGTAGGGTGATAATACCACCCTCTGTCGCCGGAACAAGGTTTGGGATCTGAAGAGCCTCTATCAAGTAATAAAAGTATCCACCCCACGCAGCCTTTTTCGAATCATCGTCCCATAAGTCTGCACTGGTAGTACCAGGGGTTTGTAAAGCAGTTAACAATCCATAGATAGTGGTGGATAAGTTGGTCAAGTGAG